CGGCGATGATAGCTAATATCGGCCATGTCGCTGCAATTACAGATATAGCTAAAGCTATAAAAGCAGAATTTGCCAACCAAGTAACCGCAGTTCCTATCAACATAGCGGTTCTATAGGCTCCTTGAGCCACAGCGTTCTGTATTAAGGCCCTCTTGTTTGTTTGTGTTATTGCGCTATTAACACCCATAACTACATTATAAGCGAATAAGGCTACCTTAGAGGCTATAATTGCTCCTTTAATTAATAGCATTGATCCAGCTAAAGCAACACCAACGACAACTAAGGTTTCCATGTTATCAGATACGAAAAATAAAGCTGTTTGCAAAATTTCTAAACCACTTCCCGCGGTAGCTGTTTTTAGTGTTAAATTTGTAAATGATTTAGCAACATCTTTGACTGCCACATTTACTGTTCTTGTCGAAGTTTCAAACTCATCATTTAATGCTGTGTTTTTATTAAACTCATTAGATGATAAAGCCATTTTTTCATTAAGCATTTCAAAATTTGTAGCTAATGGAACTATACCTTTAGAAACTGTTTCTCCACTTAAACCCGCATCTCTTAAAGCCTGAGCTACTGATCCTCCTTTGTTTGATATTCTATTTAAACCACCTATAAAACTGTTAAATGATTTTTGAGGACTTTTGCCAAAATCTTCGGTTACTTGCTTAGATGTTTTTCCTATTATTTTTGCATAGGCTTCTAAGCCGTCGCCACCTTCTAAAGTAGCCTTTTCAATACCTCTAAAAACCTTAGAAACTGCGGTTCCAGCTGCTTCTGGTCTAACACCTAGAGACTTTAAAGAAGTTGCTAATCCTAATATTTCCTGAGCCTGTAAACCATAAGCAGCGGTCCCTCTTGCTACTTCACTGGCTACGCTTAAAATTTCTGATTCTGTAGCGGCTGAATTGTTACCAAGACCTACCAAAGCGGCACCGAATTGATCTATTATTCCGACACCTTCTCCTGTTATAGTTAATAGCCTAGCAATACTGGAAGCACCTTGTTCTCCCGCTACATCTGTGGCGCTTTCTAGTTTGGCCATTGTGCCAGAAAATTTTAAAATATTTTCCGATCCTTTAACGCCTAACTGTCCAGCAGTTTTTCCAACTTCTATAAGTGATTGAGTTGAAACACCTCGCATATTATCGGAGAGATCTATAAAATCAGAACCTAAGGACTTTAATTCTATGCCTGTTAATCCCGTGGTTTTACCAACTCCAACCAGTCCTTCCTCGAAGTTTGTTATTCCTTTAAAAACTGCAAAAGCTAAAAATCCACCAGCAACCAAGCCGAATTGTCCTAGCTGAGCTTGCGCCCTTCGTATAGGACTTAACAGCCTGTTGAATCTATGCTCTACCCTAGCAATACCAACGGACGCTTTAGAAGCGAAGCCATGCACGTTGGCGCTCATTCGTCTTAAAGTAGGACTCAGCTTATCATTTGCTGTAAATATAACGGGAGCTTTAATCGTTGCGGCCATAGCTACAAATTTAAGAAAAAATTTATATTAAATCGTTTTTGTGGGTTTATTATTAGTTGCTAAAAACTGTAATTCTTAAAGTTTTGTTAACTATAGTTTTATAAGCTTATAACTATCTTATATTTGTAGTGTAATTAAAAACGTAAACATTATGAAAACTATCGGATTTGCAGGAACATTTTATACACTTTGGGAGGTTAGCAAACCATATAAATTATACATAAATAAGCATACTTTTTATATGGCCGTTGATTATCATTATTTTAAAAATATCTCTATTGATTTAGAAAGAGCTAAAGAAAAAATGGGAGATTCTGATTATAATATAGACTTAAATTTAAAAGGAAATTCTAGCTGGACTGAAGGAAATAAAGAAGATACAATTTTTGATAGAAGCAAAGTTGATGATTTTATTATACCAATGGATCTTAAAGGGGCAGGTCGAGATATTAGAAAAATGGGTTTAAATGATGAGGCTTCAATAAATCGAGATTCTATTAAAATTTTGTGGAGCATGTATTTAAAAAAAGATATTTGGAATAATAAAGTTTTAGACCATAGTTTTTCTAAATTAAATAGTCATTGGGTAAGGCCTTGCGTATATGCTAGAAGGCAATTAATTAATTTAGGAGTGATTGAGCGATACAAAGGTCAATATGTGACTGAAAAATATAAAAATATATTAATTCAAAAGGAGCATATCTCTAATTTAAAAACTGGGCATTTTTTTGATGATAAAAATAGAGTTGAAATAAATTTAAAGGAATGTTCCAGATTTTCTTTTGAAGGTAATTATGGATTGACTTTCGTTATTAGTTATGAAAGTAAATGTGGAAAGCTTTTTAAATATATGGGATCCTCTCCTAAATTAGATATTAAAGAGGATATGTTTACTAAGGTAAAAGCTACAATTAAACATGATAACTATAATGATAAAAAAGAAACTAAATTGCAAAGGATATCTTTGATTTAACCAAATAAAAACACCTAGTAATTACTTACCAGGTGTTTTTAATTCTTAAAGTTTTGTTAATAGTAGTTTTTAAAGCTTTTAGTTATCTTATATTTGTAGTGTAATTAAAATATAAAGCTATGTACACTTACAAAATTAAAGGTCAAGATTTAAAAGTTTGTAGAATAACTTATGACAACGGAAAAGTATATTGGTATTATGATGTAAATGATAGTGCAAACGTAAACGATCACTACAGCTATAAGAGAAGCGCAAAACAGGCAGGAATAGAATTTATAAACGATAATTTTTAAAAACATGACAAATCTAGCACATAAAACAATATTATTTTCTTTGAATTATCCAATACATTTTATAAGCTCAGTTTGGAGAGGTATTAAAGCTGAAAAATTAGAGCGTAAATTTAGAGAGTTTCGTAATACAAGCCCAAAAGGAACTGAATTTAATAATTTTTATATTTCCTTAAAAACAGGCGAACAAAAAGAACTATTAAATTGGATTGATGAAAATTATTAATAACCAAAAAAGTAAAGACAACAAAAACACCTAGTAATTACTTACCAGGTGTTTTTAATTCTTAAAGTTTTGTTAACTATAGTTTTTGAAGCTTATAAGTATCTTATATTTGTACAAGCAATAACGCTAAAAACTAGAAATTATGACTTTTACAAAAACAAGTCCTAAAGGATATAAATACACTAATAAAGACATAACAATATATATAAATTATGTTTGGGGATATAGAAATAAAGAATTTAATGTAACTGTTTTAAAAGGTTTCGATATTATACTTAATTCTAACGGTGTAACTTTAAGCACTTTAAAAGGTAGCAAAAAATGGCTAAAAGAAAATTATAAATAGTATGCAAGATTGGAAAGACGTCCTTTATAATAGTATGGAGGATAAAACAGATAATTTATTTAAAATGGAAATAGGGGAGAGAGTTTCAGCTACAATCACAAAAAACGGATATTTTATAAGTTCTTATAAAGGAACAATAATAGGATTTACAAAAAATAATAGAGTAAAAGTAAAATCTTATAGAGGTGTAAAAATGCATGCTCAAAAAAATATTTGTAAAGTATAACCAAAAAAAACCCAGTAATTACTTACCGGGTTTTTTCATTTTATCATGCATTTCTTTTGCATTATCATACCAATAACCTATTCCATGATAATCTAGGTGATCTAGGTACATTTGATCGATAATAGAAGGCGACCAGTGATGCTCATTAACTACCGATTTAATCATGTCGTCAATGTTTGCAGCCGCTAGCCACCCATCTAAAAAACCGAGCAAAGTTGATTTAAAGTATCGAAATCATCCTTTTCTAATTCCTTAATATCCACCTCTTGCAACATGGTTATATAGGCAATTATTCTCAAAGTGTAGGTTCCTAACTTTTTTTGTACTTCCAATCCGTCCATTAAAACGTGCTTATCCGCAGCTTTAATCCTGCTTCTAATTTCAACTTTTTTAATGGCCAAAGAGGAATCTTCTTTATCCGTAAATAAAGGGTATCTTAATGTGTATTCAACTTTTCCTTTTGAATCGATAATTAACAAGCCATCTTCAACGGCTTCAATCATGTCCTCGTATTCATCATAAATTTTAGAATCTGGCATTTTACCTCTTCTAAATTCTTTTTTTAAATGTTTCTCTAAATAACTTTTTACATCTTTAAAGGCAACTTCTTTGCTTACTTTGCTCATTGGTTTGATATTATGGCGGTTATTACACCGCCGTTGATTAATTTACTCTTTATGCTGCTTTTTAATAAGCCTAATGCGTTATTATTAAAGTTGCTCTAGTTTACCCCCTCCAGCTATTTTAGCCGTTAACTGAGCTGTGTTACTATCGATTTGTATGTCTCCAACAAACTTTCCTCTACCTCTCCAAGTAATTCCAGAAATATGTGTAAAGGTCCACGTGGCTAAATCTGTATTTTCAGCCAATTTTGGTAGATTTAAAAGCTCGTTATTGCTAATAAAATCAGCTTGCAAAGGTCCTTCAAAAGACCAGCGGACTCTATTGACTTGATCAATAAATTCACCTCCACCAGTAATCATATTTGCGTCATCGTTGGATCTAAAACCACCTGGATCGAGCGTGTAAGATTCGTTGGATTTAGTAGCAAATTTAAAGCTTCCTAAAGTCGGGTGGTTGCAGGTTATTTCTATAATGTCTCCGCCTGTGTATTTTGCCATTTTGTTTTTGTTTTTTGTATTGGTTAATTAAAATCCAGCCTCCACTGTGGTTGATTCTATTCTAGCAATCCCAGTTCTTTTGTATCTGAAAAAAGTTTCAAACCTATCTGGATTTGATTCTCCTCTTTGAACTGAGCAACTTTCTTTTGAAAATTCTGGATCAGTAATCAAGGCCCTAGTTGCTAAATCTTCAAAGTAATCAGACAAAATACTTTGCCATTGTCTAGGCTTAATAGTTCTTTGAGCGTCCGAAACTTGATCGTCTGCTATAATAACGTGATCTTTTACGCTTAGAGTTTCTAAAATCCCGTAACCTTCTCGAACATTAAAGTCGATATTTAAGTTTCTAGGATAAGCATATTGCAAAGGAACCTCTCCTTCTGGATGATAGGTTGTAACTAAATCCTGAACCTTATATGCCCCGTTTTCCAAAATAACAGTTGAGCATCCCTTTTTAACCAAGAGATCCCTGTTATTATAGTCTGACATGTCACCAATATTTCCAGAATTAGGAGTTGGCATATCTGGATAACTTTGATTATTTACAGTTAACTGAGGAGTGTCCTGTGCTATTCTTGCGAATATTGCAACCATATTTGAAGCAGCTTCCCACGTGCATCCATTTGATTTTGGAGCAGGGCAAAGTACGTTGGTAACTTGACTAATTCTATCCGTGGCTCCTGTTATTGCTACCAAATCGTCCTTATCATCTAAAACGCTACCGAAAAAAGCGAAAGAAGGTTTAAAATCAATCGGATTATACCTTCCAGTTGGTGTTGTTCCATAGGGTATACCATTAAATTGTTCAAAAGCTTCCAGCTTATCAATGTAAGGATTAATTATAGAAGTGTACCAAGTGGATCCAAATTGAGCGAGGCTAGATGCTAAATCTACCGTTCCAGCTCCTTCCGTTCTGTTTGTTTGCGAATAAGTAATTCCAGCGGCGTCTCCTTCGTTGCTTATCACTATATTACCCTCCTTGCTTGTCGCTCCCTTCCATTTAGTTGTAAATGTAACCACAGACCCCGTTGAAGTTGCTGTAAATCCAGAACCTAAAACCGAGTTAACAGCCAGGGCAATCTTTGCCGCTATAACAGCTGGAGTGTCGTCTTTTACGACTGAATAATCATAAGTCTGAAAGTCTAAATTATCCCTTCCATTAACCTTTAAGGTGTGGGTTGCGTTTTTTGTAGCATTACCAGCCACAGTCCATTCTATCACCGTAGCGGTTGAATCGTTGGCGGTTTCTTGAGAAAAAACTACCGTAGGTATTCCTCCAACTCCTGGTGAATTTGAGGGACGTAAAATTCTTAAAATTTGATGAATTGGACTACCAAAACCATAAAGCTCTCCAGCTTCTTGAGCTGAGGTAACTTCTTTTTTTATGGTATCTAAGGTACCTTGATTCGCTGTATTCGCTTCTCCAAATATTGCAATAATTTGATTTAGATTTGCGCTGGTATCGTTAAAGAATCCTTTAGTAATCCTGTAACCAGCCACTCTGGCTCTACGCTCTAAACCTACTGCCGTTGAAATTGCTGCCATAGTTTTTTTTATTTTTAATTAATTGATTAATTCATATTTATATCCTAAATCGGTATCTGATAATTTAACCGTTGTTAGATTATTTGTTAATAAAACCCCTTGCTCAACTTTATAATCTTGATAAAATCTAACATTGTGATTAAGTCTAGCCATGCTAACAAAACTAGCATCTTGATTATTATTCGGCTCGTAAGGTTCAATATTTCCAACATTTGAGGACATAACCAAACCAGGAACAAAATCTAAAGTCACATAAAAATTACTTTGCAAAATTGCTTTAATTTGGAATATAAGTTTGTCTCTTAAATTAGTGCTTAATAAATCGCCTCTCTTTGTTGGTGTTTGTTTTGCTACCGCCCACGTGTCAATTGTAAATGTTGCATCTTCTTGAGACCCATGTTGATTTATAGATTCTGGATTCAGACTTTCAAACCTTACATTAATAACTACAATTTCTGACTTATCTATTGGGACCATTCTGTCAACAAAAACATTAATAGGAAAATCATCTGACTGTAGAGCCTTTTGATTCTCTAATTCAGTCTTTAATATAGCGGCAATTTGATGTTTTATCAACTCAACGCCCGAAGGTCCAATAATGCTATTAATCAGTGCCATAGTCGCCTAATATACAAGTTATCATTCCAAGAGTTTCGTCTGGAAAGTTTTCAGTAATAACGTAATTCCTTAAATTACCAGTTGAATCTTTTACGTTAACTAGGTGATTCAGCAAACTAACCTCATTGTTATTATTACGTGTTTGGTATTCCTTACTTAAAAGATCGCTTTCGTCAAAGCAAACATGAGCGTTTTTACTATTAATTGGCAAACCATCGGAATCAAAATTTATATGGTGCTTAGAAGCTAAACCATCAGTTTCGATAGTCAAACCGCTAACTG